TCGCGGTCGTCGCCGCCGAACAGGTCGGGCTGGTTGATGGCAATCTGGCCACTGGACGTCAGCGCCCCCGACCACGCCGTGCGCTCGCCGACCACGATCTTGTTCAGCGAATCGACCGGGCCGTGGCACAGCGCCAGATGCATCCCGGCGTAGTAGCGGTAGCCGACCGTGACGCTCTTGCTACCTTTGCCGCCGCTCATGCCTTGGCTCCTGTCTCCGCTTGCTGCTCCACGTGCTCGGCCAGCCGGATCGCCATCGCGTCCCCGGTGGCCCGCAGCCAGTCGGTGCTCACGCCTTGCTGGCGAAAATCATCAAAAGTCACGCCGTCACGCGGAAACCATCGGCGCAGCCCGGCGTTGCAGTAGCCGAGCGCCTTGGCGTCGAGATGGGTAGCAATGCGGGGTTCGCTCATTTCTTGCCGCCTCCCTTGGTCTTGATCGGCGTTGTCCGCACATCGCCGAACCAGACGCAGTTCGGCTGCTTGATCGTGCGCGTACCGAACAGCACCGGGATCGGGCTGTCGGTCGCGGCGACCGGGGCATCGACATCGCCTGGCTGCGGCGTGGTGGTCTTGGGTTTCGGGGCGAGCAGCGACGACAGGACCGTCGTGATCACCCACACGATCAGGTATTGCCACATGGGAAAGCCTTAAACGATGGCGTCCCCAGTGAAGGGATTCTTCACCGGGATGTAGGGGAAACCGCCGTAGTTGAGCTGGTTGCCAAACTTGGCGGCGCAGGTCGCGAGCGTGTGGTCGCAGCCCGGATAGGCCTCGAAGGCGTCGCCGGCCTTCAGGCCCGGAATCGGCGCCGAGAGGGTCACCGCACCGCCGGAACTGGCGACGATCATCCGTTGCGCCCCGGCAGCCATCAGCCGGCCGCCGACGAACCAGGCAACCGGCTTGGGCAGGAAGACCGAGGCGGTCACCTCCAGTCCCGCGACGCTCTCGACGATACCGGCGGTCTTGTAGTCGGCCGCGTTGACCTTGCAGCCGCCGTGGTACAGCGGGTGGCGGCAGTTGATCTGGTAGTTCGCCCGCCGCCCCGAGCGCTTGAGCGTCGTGAAGATCGGCTCGCAGCGCATCTGCACCGTGACGCCGCCGAACACGACCGACACGACGCGTCCTTTCCACCAGGTGATGAACTCGGCGCCCGGGTCGGTCAGGTGCTGGCGGAAGATCGTGAGCGACAGCACGCCATCGGGCGGGGTCACGATGAAGGACTGCACCACGCCGATGTCGAGCGCCGCCTCCAGGTTCAGCATCGCGCGACCGAATTCCTGCGTCTGCTCGATCTCCGAGCGCCGGATCGGCGCCGGGGTGTACTTCTCGCCGTTGTAGGTCACGGCATCCCGCGCCGACGTGTAGCGCCAGACGGTATTTCCCAGCGCGAACCGGTACAACTCGACCGGCTGGCCCGAATGGAGACTGCTTTCTTGTTGCTGATAGGTCATCCGCTGATGCTCCGAATGGGTAAGGTCACGCGCGCCACGCGATCCGTCTCGAAGAAGATCTCCACGGCATCGCTCTCGAGGCGCGCCAGTTCCAGGAAGCAGACGAACCGGAAATCGGACGGCGCACAGGCGACGCCGAGGGCTTCATCGATCCGCATCCGTTCCACCACCCCGTCCACGAACTCGAACCCGGTGATGCGGCGCAGGAACCAGGTGCCGTCGCTGTGCAGGAACGCGACGTCCTGGCGACCGGGCATGGCCTGGTAATAGGTCGAAAACCCTCGGGCCTGGACCAAGAGGGCGGTGGCATCCAGGGCAAAGGGCTGCGCCAGTTCGAGGCCCCGCTCCCAGGTCGGTACCCAGAACGGCACCTGTCGGCCGGCACGGGCCGCGAGCCAGCCCCGCAGCGCGGTCAGATCTGCGCGATCAGGCATCAGGAACTGGTAGCGGCGCACGATGAAGGGCCGGTTGGGGATGTCGATCACCGCAGGCGTGCCGGTCTCGTGGTCGAACACGTCGACGAGCCGCTGATAGTCGACGCTCACATCCTCGACCCGATTCGGATGCCGCAGCAGCGTGTCGTAGCCTCGGTACTGGATGGGCGAGCTCGTCGCCGTCACCGTCGAGGCCAGGTCCTCCAGATCGAAGCGCAGCTTGGCCTGGGAGATAGCTGCCGTCGGCCGCGTGACCGTCTGTTGCGCCGGCAGACGCCCCAAGCGGGCCGGTGCAATCCAAGAGCCGGCTGGCCAGTTCCCCAGCACCGGGCGCTTGAGCGTGATCGTGTCGGCGGTCAGGGACAGGATCTCCAGGGCTTCGGTAGCACCGGCGGTCGACCCGACGATGGCGAGTCCCTCGGCGTGGTAGTCCAGATCCGTGGTGCTCACGGCCAGCACCGTGTCGCCGGGATGGATGGCGGCCGTGAGCCAGGCCTTGTCCGTCCAGACCGGCACCGCATAGACCCTGGACTGCCAGACGTTCATCAGCAGATCCAGTTGCCCGCTGTTGCCATACTCCAGCACATCGAACTCGAACGAGCGCCGGGGGTCCATCCGCAGCCGAATCCGCTGCTCGCCGCCGTCGCGCATCGTCAGCACGTCGGTCAGCCATTCCAGCCGCTCGGTGAAGCCGCCTTGCCAGTCGTGCAGCTGCCCCATGACCAGCACCCGCCCATAGCTGATCGCCAGATTCCGCGTGCCGCCGGCCGAGAAATGCAGCCTCAGCAGCGTATCGACGAAGCTCGGACCGTCGAGCGTCGCCGTGACGTCGTAGAAGATGTCCTCCAGCCCCCGCAGCCTCGTGGGCGGAAAGAACCCCAGGGACAGGCCTTCGGTGTCTCCGTCGAGCTGGAAAATCGTCACCGGGTCGGGATAAGCGTTCCAGATCTCGACGGTCTTGATACTGGGGATCACCAGGTTGCCGAACTCGATCCGGGAAGGCTGTAGGTAGATCCGGTAGTAGTAATCGTCCGAGAAGGCGCCGCAACGCGCGCCCGCCCGAGCGATCAGGGCCTCGGGCGACGGCTGGCCGCTGGTGATGACGCCCACGGTAACGACGATGGCCGCAACGATCGTGGTCGGCGCGTAATACGCGGGGCGGCCGTTGTCCCACAAAGCGTTCATCCCGGCGGCGGCCGAGCCGCCCAGGACGGCCGAGGTGAAGGCGCCGGCGAAGTCAGGCATTTACACCACCTTGCGGTAAGCCACGCCGTAGTCGTAGCTGATCGGTTCAGCCCCGAGCGTGTAGGCCTTGTTCCACAGCGGGAAGATCTTCCACACGTCGGTGCCGAGGGTCAGTTCGTCGCCCGGGTTGAAGTTAGAGATGTTCAGAAAGCGCACGTCGGGGAATTCGCCGAGCAGCGTCCAGGTGCCGACGTAGGGCGTGCGATTGACGCCGACATAGCACGGCAGCATCGGCGCCAAGCCGTTGTAGCTCTGCGGGGAGCAGTGGTAGGCCAGATCGTGTGCCAGGGTGTGGAAGGAAACCTGGGGCCCGCCCGAGATATAGCCCGCACGGTTATTGACCGCGTTGGAGTACGTCGAGCAGCCGTAGACATCCAGGTTGGCCGTGTCCCAAGCCCCGGTCGACAATAGGCGCCAGCCGACCGTCCACCCGTCGATATCGGCCCGAACGTAGCTGCCTGGGTAACCGTTGGAGGCGAGCGACGCTCTCGAAGGGCCTTGGCCGTTCGAGCCGAACGGGACCGAGTGATTGCCGGTGTTGAAGGCGTAGGGCGTGGTGGTGAATGATTCGATGGGGCAGCCGGCGGTCAGGTACTGCCCTCCGGCGAAGGCACCATATTTGTTGATGAACCCAAAGGAGAGGTGGCGGAACCGGCCCGGCGTTTCCTCGATCACCACGTGTACGAAATCGCCGTTCGAGAACAGGTGGTAGGCATAGAGCGAGGTGGCGAGCGGGCCGACCATCACGAACTTGCGGTTGTTGGTCTGCAGATTGGGCGCCACGCCTGCGGAGAACCCGTCGCACACCCAGGCCTCCAGGCAGGCGTAGGTGCCATTGACGCCGTTCTTGTAGAGCTTCTTGTTGACCGCGAACAGCTGGTAGGACACGCCGTTCTTGGTCAGCACGACCCGGTTCGCGACGAGGCTCGTTTCCGACTGGTTCTTGTACGCATCGGAGCCGCTGACCGAGGAAATCATCGACGTCGTGCCGGCGTGAGTCGCGCCACCATTCGATCCATAGGTCGGAAAGGTCAGCGTAAAGGTGTCGGTGGCGTTGGCCGTCCAGCCGTTGGCGACCGCGAAATTCTTGATGGCAGTCAGCAGCGTGTTGATGTCGGCAGACGCACCGGTGATGTAAGCCATGATCGCCTCAAGCGAGTTGGATGGCGGCAAAGCGCGCCGCGTTGGTGGAAGTCGCCGCCTGCACGACCAGATGGGATTTGCCGCCCACGGTCACGGTGTCGCCGGCAGCCACTCCGAAGCCCGGCACGGCAAACACGCCTTGCAGCTCGCCCCATATCGAGAACGGACGAGTCGTCGCGCAGTCATAGAGGATCGCCGGCAGCAGTGGGCTCGCGCCGTTCGGCAACTGCGTCAGATAGGCGATGTCGTAGCGCCCGACACTGTTTTTCCTGGTCTCCAACGACATCGCCCATGGCCAGGTGCGGCCGGTGTAGGTCGTATCGAACCGGTTCGTGCCGACCCAGCCGCCGCTCGGCTGCAGGAGCGCCGCGCTGTAGCTGCCGTATTCACCATCGTTGCGCCAGAAGGCGCTGTTGGCGATGTCGAGATCCGAACTCTGGTAGTTGTCGCCGCGCGACGTGTTGGCCCCGATGAATAGCGGGTACGGATATTGGGCCGGTGTTCCGTAGGGCAGGATGAAGCCCGCGTAGAGCGCGCCCCAATACGCCGAGGACTTCGCCACCGCGATGAAGCGCCGGCCATTGGCGACAAACCAGTAGCTGATCGCGCTGTTGAAGACCGGCATCCTCGGCACGATGCCCAGCGAACCGGCGCCCGAGAGCAGGCTGCCCGGTTGGCCCTCGGGTGTGTTGATCGAAACGATGCTTTGCCAGGACTGTGACCCGAGCACCCGGATCGAATACGCGGGTGCCGCAGCGTCGGCAAACAGGGCCAGTTGGACGTAGATCGCATCGCCCGCCGAGGAACCTGGGCCGCGCAGTTCGGCCAGATCCCGCTTCGCGTCAAGCGTGAAGGTGTCACGGCGTAACAGCGTCCAGGCTTCGCCTCCGGCGACCAGGGTCGCGTCGGAGGTCAGAAACGTGATCAGCTTGTTGAACAGGTCGACGGCATTGGTTGCCGTGCCAGAAGTCCAGGCCATTCTTAGCGTCCCAAGATGTTGCGAACGGAGGCGGCATTGCGCTGGATGAGGTTCATCACCACGCGCTCGCCTGCGCTGCTGTTGAGGTAGTCGGCCGCCATCGCGGGGTCGATCACATTCACGATGCGGATGTTTTGGCCCGGGGCTGGTTGCGCGGGGGCTTCCGGCACGAGGCCGCCAGCGGCAAAGGCCAAGCGCCCGGCAGAAAGGCGTGGCCCGGCAGACAGTCCGTTGATGGCGTTCAGGAAGGACACTCCGAGCCGGCTCACCGCGCGGGCGTTGACCACGTACTCGCCGTGGGACAGGCGCGCTGGAATGGAGTCGCTGGTCGAGGTGCCGGGGCCGGTGACGTAGCCACCCGTGGCGAAGCCGCTGCTGAAGAACGAGGCAATCAAGCCGCCCAGTCCACTCGCGCCGCCCGCGCTACCGCCGCCCATCAGGCTGCCGAACAAGGCCTCGGCGAGTTTCTGCGAAGCAATGCGGTTGATCGTCTGCAGCACGGATCGACCGAAATCCGTGAATGCGTCCTTCGCCGACTTCGCGCCGCTGCCGATGTCCTGGAACAGTTGGGCGAATCCATCCTGGACCGCGCCGTCGATGGCGACGGCCACGTCGTCGACGACCAACTTCACCTGCGCGATCTCGTTCTTCCAGGCCTGGACCCGGGCGACGGCATCCGGCCCGATGGCAGCGGCGGCGGCCTCCAGCTGCGGCAGCAGCGCGTCGAGCGATCGGCCGGTCTGCCGGTGCAGCGCGAGGATCTGCTGGCGGGCCTGGGATTCCGTGAGGAGGCCGGACTGACGCTGCAGATTGATCGACTCCTCAGACGCGCGCATCCGCGCGAGCGCGTCGTTGAACTGGCGCTCGTAGTCGGCGAGATCGGCGGCCGCCGACTTGACGTCGATGAGGCGCCCGACCGTGGCCACGCCTTCGGTGTCGCCCTCGGCACGC